CAAAATCGCTGTCAATGTCAAAATTCAGGGAGGGGTATAGATGAGTAAGGCAGGCAGACCATCAGTTCCAGCTCAGATTAAGCAGCTTTCAGGTACTATTCGTAAGGACCGGCAGAGGGAAGGAATTGAGTTTGCTCTCATCACTCAGGTACCGAAGCCAGAAATATGGCTCGACGTAAAGGCGAAGAAATATTTTAAGTCAACCTGTGAGCTGCTGATCAGGAAATCTCTGCTGAATGAAGCTAATGTTCCGCTGGTATTATTGATGGCTCAGGAGTTTTCAACTTATGAAACGGCATGTAAACAGCTTAAAGAAAAGAAGGATTATGTTAAAATAACATCAACCGGCTATGAGCAGCCTTCTCCCTGGATCGCAATTCGCAACCAGGCAGGGAAAAACTATCGCGATATCGCTTCTTTGTTTGGGCTTGATCCGCTTTCTGCTCAGAAGATTGGACCTCCGGTTAAGGGAGATAAAGATCCTTTTGATGAATTAACTAAAAAATACAACGATGATTAACAACTTTGAAATCAAAATTGCTCGCTATACTTTCTCCTGCCCGATATGCGGGACGGTTGTAAAACCTGGGCAATCGTACTGTGAAGATCTCGACGGAGATGCATTTTGTGTTTGTGTGCTGCCAACGCGCAAATTAATAGCTGTTGAAATAACTGAAAAGCACGGCAATGATTAGTGATCGCGGCATATGGCTCTCGACTGAGGAGACAGATACTCATGAATATGATGCTTTTCTTGCAGCTGCTATTATCAAATATTTTTCTTCCATCAAATCAGTCGTAGATATCGGTTGTGGTAATGGTAGATATACAGTGAACTTTCTGAATCATGAAATAAGCTGTAAGGGTTTTGATGGCTCTCCTCTTACTCCCGAGTTAACCGGAGGATTGTGCGAAGTAATGGATTTTTCTAAGCCAGTTGATATAGGACAATTTGAAATGGTACTTTCCCTCGAAGTAGGTGAGCATATCCCTGCTGAATACGAGCAGATCTTTATCTGGAATCTCTGTTATGCCTCGAATAAATTCATTCTTCTCAGCTGGGCAGTTGAAGGACAGTATGGAATAGGTCATATTAACTGCCGGAACAATAACTATATAATCGGAGAGCTTGATAAGCTAAACTTCAGATATGTCAAATGGATGAGCGAGATCCTGCGTGATGAATCAACTCTTCCCTGGTTTAAAAATACCTTAATGCTATTCATAAAATGGAACAAATAACGGCCATCTTCTTCTCATGTCGAAGGCTCAGTCTTCTGAAGAAATCTCTCGATGCTTTTTTCAGGTCGAATACCTATCCGATGAAGGAGATAATCATTGTGAATGATTCAGGAGATTTAGATATTCATGATTATCTGCTGGAGGATTATCGAGGATTTAAACTGGTACTGAATCATGATAATTTAGGTCTGATTAAGAGCATTGATATTGGCTATTCTCATATCAAAACAGAATACTTTTTTCATTGTGAGGACGACTGGTGCTGTAATGGCAAAGGAGGATTCATTGAGCAGAGCCTCGATATCATGCAGAGCCGGTCCGATATTGAGGAAGTATGGCTTGCCGATTATAATAACCATCCCATTGAAGAAGTAATATACCAGACAGATGGCAGAACTCCTTACAGGCTTACGGGCAGCAACGATGGATGGCATGGCTTCACAACTGCCTGCGGATTAAAGCGGATAAGCGATTACAAGAAGGTCGCTTCTTACTCAGACATTCCCAGGGGAGAAACAATCTGGCATCATGAGAGAAATATCGGAGAGGTATATCATAAGCTCGGTTACCGCACCGCTATACTCCTGCACGAATATGTGGTTAATATTGGCATCGGAAAAAGCGAATATAAAACAGGATACGAAAAATGAAAATAGAAGTTTACGCAATCTGTTATAATGAGGAGAAGCTCCTGCCTTATTTTCTAAGGCATTACTCCTCATTCTGTGATGAGATAACAATCTTTGATAATCAGTCGACTGACTCAGGACCATCCTTATGCAGGAAAAATCCGAAGGTCAATCTTATCTCATATGATACCAGTGGTGAAATCCGTGATGATATTTACCTTGAGATTAAAAATAATTGCTGGAAAAGGTCAGATGCAAACTGGGTTATTATCTGTGATATTGATGAATTTGTCTATCATCCTGAGATCCGCTCCATCCTTTCTCTCATGGATCAGGTAACAGCCATCACCCCCGGCTTGTTTAATATGTACTCAGCCAAATTTCCCACTACCAAAAAGCAGATCTATGAGGAGGTTGATCTCGGTGTGCCAGCCGGAGACAAACTCAATATCTTCCGGCCTGATCAGATAGAAGAAATCAATTATGATCCAGGCTGCCATGACTGCCATCCGAAAGGCAATGTAAATATTTCAGCATGGACTGGCATAAAGACTCTCCATTTTAGATATCTCTCAAAACAATATGTCCTGGATCGGAATGCTTTTTATTTTGCCCGGCTCAGTAAGCAAAACAAAGAAAACGGCTGGGGCTTTCATTATGGTTTTAGTTCGGAAATAGTTTCAGATTATTTTGACAAGCAGTTCAAACTTGTAACAAAAGTTGTCTGATATGAAACTCCATGTAATCTGCACGGCTTTCAACCGTCCGCTGGATCTCAAAAGGCTGGCATATGATTTCCTTTTACAGACAAATCCAAACTGGACTCTCAAGATTATTCATGATGGTCGCCCTCCAGCTGGAGTAAAACAATTTATAGCATCACTTAAAGATCCGCGTGTGGAGTTCGATTTCACCAGAAAAGTAAATGGTTATTGGGGACATCCGAATCGTGCAATGATGCTCGACGAACTCGAAGGAGATCCAGACGATTATGTTCTCATAACTAATGACGATAACCAGTATGTTAAATCCTTTGTAGAGATCTTCCTTCGCAGATGCCATCAGCAGGTAGGCTTTGTTTACTGCAATACCATCCATAATTATTTCGATTACGATATGCTTCTCACAAAAATTCAGGTAGGAGCCATCGACATGGGATCATTCATTGTTAAGCTCGATGTGGCTCAGAAGGTTGGCTTCAATCATTCAGTTGAAGTTGCCGACGGTATGTATGCGGAGGAGTGTGCCTCAGAATGTACCAGGCAGCATCTTCAGATTGCTCATATTCAAAAGGCCCTTTTTATACACAACTAACCCTATGCCGATAAAAACCGAAAATATAAACCGATATCCTGAAAACTGGTTTGAGATCCGCGAAAAGATCAGGGAGCGTGCAAAGGATAAATGTGAAGAATGTGGAGTAGTAAATCATTCATATATAAATCGTTTTACAAGGGAAATATGCCTTCAAGATGAAGAAGATACAATAAGAGTAGTTTGCACAGTAGCACATCTTGATCATACTCCTGAAAATTGCAGCGAAGATAATCTTAAATTTTTATGCCAGAGGTGCCATAACCGTTACGATATTCCTCATAGAAAAGAAACAAGATATAATACCAGGATGAAAGGTCAGCTTGAAATGCAATTCGGTTATTTTGATGATGACCCTTTTATTATGAAAATTATTTTTCCGAATGGAGATATGCTAAAAGTTACTAAATATTAATTATTTAACCTATGGGAAATTTACTAATTCACACAAGTGTAGATGACATGAGATCATCATTGAATTGCAGTTTCTCTCATTTTGAAACGAGAGAAAAAAAGGAAGCATTTATAATTGTTCTCGAGGAGAATATAAAAGCCGAAAAAGAAGAACGCAACCGAAGTAGTGTGATCAGTTTTTTCGAGAGTAAAATTAAATCTCTTCGGAAATCTTTATGATCCGAGCAGCCGAAAAATATATTGATGATGCCCTCGCTGGGAAAGTTTTAATGTCAAAGACTACTCTTCTCACTTTTGAGCGACATAAGAAAGATCTCGAATGGGCTCCTGAGAATGGCTGGTACTTTGACAAAAAGGCAGTCACAAGAGTATTTGATTTCTGCACTCTCTTGAAGCATTCACCCGACAAACGCTCCTGGGTGCCCTTCGATCCCGAGCCCTGGCAGAGTGCAATCATCTATATTATCTTCGGCTGGAAGAAGAAAGATGGCACTCGCCGGTTCAACTATGCTTATATAGAAATTTCCAAAAAAAATGGCAAAACGACTTTCGCAGCTGTATTTGCAAATTATCTCCTGTTCTTTGACGGAGAGGAAGAAGCCGAAGTCTATTGTGCTGCCACGGTAGAGAAGCAGGCACGGCTCTGTTTTACTATGGCAAAGAAAATGATTGAGCACTCACCATCCCTGAAGTCCCGTACCAGGATACTCACCAAAAATATTAATATTCCTTCTTCCTCGAGTAAGATGGAGATGCTCGGAAGAGATTCAGAATCAATGGAAGGTATCAACCCTTCAGGAGGAATTATTGATGAGTACCATGTATGGAAAAATAACGAAGTTTTTGAGAATATACAGAGCGCAACAGTCAACCGTACTCAGCCTCTTGTAGTTATCATCACTACATCCGGGCGCGATAAAACACTGCCATGCTTTCATTACCGCTCGATCTGCATTGATATCCTGAAAGGGATCCTTACCCAGCCCGATACTTTCGCTATTATCTATACTCCCGATGAGAAGGACGACTGGAAAGATGAAGACGCATGGAAGAAAGCGAATCCTAATTATGGAGTATCTGTCATGCCAGCGCGCTTCAGATCCGAGTTTGAAGGCGCAGTAAATGATCCGCGCAAAGAAGTATCATTCAAAACAAAAAACCTTAATATCTGGGTCGATGCTCCCGAAGTATGGCTCCCTGATGATAAATGGCAGCTTTGTAACCACGGCACAAAGCCCGGAGATCTGGTAGGACAGCAATGCTATTGGGGGCTCGACCTTGCTTCTCATATAGATATCAATGCACTGGCTATTTATTATCCGTTGGTGAACGGGCATCCCGTTGTTAAGATGTACTACTGGATTCCTGAAGCAAAGGTCCGCGATAATGGAGATAAGGTCGACTACAATGCATGGGTAAAAGCCGGGCTCATTAAAACTACCCAGGGCGATGTTATAGATATCGAGACTCAGGTGAGGGATCTCATGCAGATCCTCCGTCTTCATGGTTGCAATAATCTGTCATTCGACCCTGCAAAGGCTTATCATGGAGTTATCCAGGGACTTGCAAAGGAAGGTTTTCCCCAGGATAAGATGGATGAATATGCTCAGGGCATCATGAATATGTCAGCTCCGACAAAGGAGTTTGAACGCCTGGTAATGAGTGGAGAGATAGATCATCTCGGAGATCCGGTCCTGCGCTGGATGCTCTCCAATGTTCAGATTTACCAGGATATCAATAATAACATTAAGCCTGATAAGAAGAGATCCCGCGATAAAATTGATGGAATTGTTGCGCTTATCACAGCTATCGGAGGATATATGTCACCCGACAAATCAGCAAGTAAACCTATTTATAACCACGGTCACAGTTTAAGAATGTTATGAGCAAGCCTTATATTAAACCTGCTATAGAAGAAAAATTAGTTTCTGTACAAGTATTGCGAATGATTGCCAAGCGTGGATTTATTGAAGTGTTTTGGGAAGAGTTCACAGAGCGGCGTAAGTCTGATTCTTCGATCTCCCGCGAGTCGGTATTTGATGATCTGAATCGGAAGTATTTTGAAGCATTCGGCAGTTTTAGGTATTCCTCATACGATGCATTCAGGCGAAGGATAAACGAATAAAATAATTCACTTTTTATTTGGAAATTTAAAATATTGTTTATCTTTGAAGTGCTATTCAATTCTATATCAAATGAGGAACCAAACAGAAATAAGACACAATAGTTAACTGGAGGGCGTTCGGGTGAAAGTCCCGTATCCATTTCTATGCCTCGCATGGAATTGAATAGCAGCGACCCTCCTTAGTTTGGCTATTTAAAATATACTACTATGAGAACATCAGAACAAATAGCTGATTATAAGCGTAAATGGAAGGAACAAAATAAGGATAGACTTGCCCAACAAAGGAAGGATTATTATTTGAATAATCGTGAGGCAATTTTAGAGTACCAGAAAAAATATGAGATCAATAATAGGGAAAAGATCAGAGCTTATCAAAAAAGGAATCAAACAAAGATCAATGAACAACAAAGGCAAAATTATTTAAAAAATATTGAAAAACGAAAAAGCACCCTTAAAGAATACCTGTCAAAAAATATAGATAAGGCAAGAGAATGGAATAAAAAAAACTACGAAAGACATAGAAATGAAAGATTAAAGGGACAAAAAGCTTACAGAACGGCCAATAGTGAAAAGTATAAAGATTATTGGAGAAATAGATTTAATAATGAATGTAGAAATATCAGTGATAAATATTTAAGATCCAAAATGTGGTCAGTATATGGAATAAAAAATCCTCCCGAAGATTTGATTAAAATTTACAAAGAGCAAATAAAACTTAAACGTTTCTTAAAATCTAAAAACTATGAAAGCATTACCAACAGTTAATCTTAAATCAATTTTTGCCGCTGGCGGGCTTGAGTACGCAGATGTTAAAAATAATGAAACAATACAAGATCCTATCATCAAAGCGACTCTATGCCTGAAGGCATTGCAAATGCAAATGGTAGCCTATGTCGCTGAACAAAAAAACAGACAGATGGATCAGGTAGATAAACTCAATAATATCAAAACCGAAACAAGAATTATTGAAATTAAAAACTTTAATCAGATACCGCTTGAAAGCAATAATGGTCATGGGGCAGAAACTAATAGCCAAGAGTAATTAACCATTATTTTGGAAAAATTTAAGCCACTCTCTCCGGGTGGCTTTTTTGTTTTTATGATTGCCTCATTCTATGGCACTCTCCATGCCTATTTTAAAAACACGTCAACAATGTCCCATATAAAAATAATTTCCTTCTCTGAAATTTGCTCCGTTAGTTAAAGAACAAACCTTTCATGGGCAGTGAAGTAAAGTTCAGAGATCGTATTAAGGCATTCATAAATCCTAACCAGAGATCCGTAGGTGTATTTAAAGGCACCTCTGCGTTCGACGGTTTATCTGATTCAGGCGTATCTGTTACAGAAGATTCTTCCCTAAAATTTTCCGCAGTTTGGCTTGCCCGCAGAATACTCTCCGAACTCCCTGCTTCACTGCCTATTGAAGTTTTTGAACTTAGCGGTAATAATCGTACCTCTATCGAGCACCCTGCTAAAGATGTACTCCTTGGTCCCAACGGATTAATGAACTCTTTCACCTTTACAGAGCTTATGAACGACTGGCTTCAGGGATGGGGAAACGGAGTGGCAGTTATCGACAATCGCACAACAGGCAGGGCAACTTCATTAATGCCGGTTCATCCTTCAACAGTCACACCAAAGCTGAGTAACGGTAAGGTTTACTACGATGTCAACGATCGTGAGATCGGCATTAAAGGAACATTCTTTTCAGAAGAAGTGATTCATTATAAACTTTTTACCGCTCATGGTCTATGGGGTAAGTCACCCATCCAGATGGCAAAGGAGAATATTGGTCTCGGACTGGCAGCTGAAAAGTTTGGTTCGAGATTCTTTAAGAAAGGCGGCAATATCAAATCCGTTATCGAGAGCACCGGTCACATGGAAGATAAGCAGTTTGCAGACTGGAAAGCCCGCTGGGATAAATTCTATTCAGGCGATGGAGGCGATCATTCCACTCCTGTACTTGAGTATGGTATGACATACAAGCCGATGGGTATTCCTAACGATGCAGCTCAGTTTCTTGAGACACGCCAGTTTGGTATTCAGGATATTGCCCGCTGGTTCAATCTTCCCCCTCACATGCTTGGTGATCTTTCGAGATCCACATTCAGTAACATGGAGCAGCAGGATATCTCATTTGTCAAATATAATTTCCGTGCTCTTATCCGTCGCCAGGAGATTGAACTCGAAGAGAAGCTTTTGCTTCCGAAGGAAAGAGGAAAGCTATTCATCCGTTACAATCTCGACGGCTTGCTCCGTGGAGATCTCTCAACAGTAACCTCTCATATCAAAGAGATGGTTCTCTCAGGAGTGATGAGTCCCGATGAAGGCAGAGCACTTCTTAACAGGAACCCTCGCCCTGGTGGCAGTGAGTTCTATACACCCGCAAACATAGTTGGTAATACAAATACACAGGCCAATGTCAGTAAGTAAGAAAATAGGATTTGGAATGCGCGGAGCTCTTCCGTCTGATGCCGAGGAAAGCCGTATAATTCCTTTTATTCTTTCCACACCTCAAAAAGATCGGCATGGAACAATTCTGAATCAGTCAGCATGGGAGCTCGATAATTATAAGCTCAATCCGATTGTGGCATACCAGCATAATCTTAGCGGAGGAATGTGCACCGATCCTACTCCCGATTCCATTATCGGGAAGAGTATCAAGATAGGTACGGAGGGGAGAGGAAATGATAAGATCCTCGTCGCTGAAGCACAGTTTGAAGAAGCTGCTATGAATCCGCTGGCAGAGAAGGTATTCAGGAAAATATTATTTGGAAGCATGAGCCGTTCATCCGTGGGCTTTTTAGAAGTTGGTCATGGTCAGTATGGCATAAACGAGGAAGCCCAGGGACAGCCTGGTGAAACTTATTACTTCACAGGGCAGGAGCTTCTTGAGTGGAGTGTGGTAAACATTCCCAGCAATCCCGGTGCAGGTAAACGCGACATGATGAGAAAGATGCGTGAAGAAGGATATGCAGTTCTCATGTATGCCTTTAAAGAACTCGGAGGAAACTTCAGACTGTCTCAGATCGAACAGATGAGAGTATGTGATATACTTGATCTGCTTGATGGTAAAGATCTCGAACTAAAAACAAAGGACCCGGAGGAAGTTGCAGAACTAATTGCAGATCCTCAGGCACAGAAAGATACTGCTGACATGATTGCACGTCATCAGGAGTACCGTAAGAATGTAGTTAACAGCCGATAGGCTAATTTATATTTAATCAATTATTATGAAAAGTTTAGCATTAAAAAATCAGCGAAATGGCCTTTTGGCTGAACAGGAGATTTTAGCCAACAAAGCCGAATTATCTACCGAAGAGAAACTCCGGTGGAGCGAACTAAACACTCAGGTTAAAGCTCTCAATGATGAGATTAAACTTGAGGAAGAGAGAGAAAACTTCGTCCGTGCCCAGGCAACTGAAAGCGGCAAGGATGTAAGCAAAGAAGAAAAGAAAACTTTTGAGAGGTACTCCTTCCGTAAAGCAATGCTTTCACAGATAGGAGAGTACAAACTTGAGGGCGTTGAAGCGGAAATGCATCAGGAGGCTCTTCGTGAGGCCAAGCAGCATGGATTTATCGTCAGGGGTATTGGTGTGCCCTTGGTTCTGCTGAACCATAAGAAACTTGATAGAGCTTCTACGGGGCAAAACGCAACTACAGACGCTGATGGAGGTTACCTGATATCGCAGGAACCGATTATGTATTTTGAAGCTCTGAAAAATAAACTTCTCCTTCCGGGCATGGGAGCCAGGCTCCTTACCAATCTTGTCGGTGACGTGCCGCTTGTTAGAGGAGGTTCATTTACTGCCAGCTGGCTGGATGAAGATGCAACAAATACTGTTCAAAAAATAGCTTTTGAACAACTCCTGCTGACACCTCACAGGCTTCAGTGTACGGGAGCAATTTCCTTGCAATTACTCAGGCAGAGTTCAATAGATGTAGAAAAATTGATTGAGAATGATCTCGTTGCTGCTCATGCTCAGGGATTACAGGATGCAGCTATTAATGGTTCTGGCACTCCTCCCACACCAAGAGGTATTCTTAATACAGTAGGCATAGGCTCAGTTCCCGGGGGTACTAATGGTGCTCTTCCTATATGGGCAAACGTTGTAGCACTTGAATCTGAGGTTGCAATTGATAACGCTGACGGACCTTCAATGGCTTATCTTACCAACGCTGCCATGAGAGGCGTACTTAAACAGAGTGAAAAAACTTCTGCCAACGCACAGTATATATGGGTTAATAACGAGCTTAATGGATATCCTGCTTTTGTAACAAATGCAGTTCCGAGTACTCTGGCAAAAGGCAATCAGTCAGCAGGTTTATCAGCGATAATCTTTGGGGACTGGAGTAAATTATTCATAGGTCAGTGGGGTGGCCTGGATATCATTGTAGATCCTTACTCGCTCAAGAAAAAGGCTGAAGTAGAGATAACT